TGCAATTAACAGCTGGTCCTAATGGAAGACAAACAATACAAAATAATGTTGCTGTTATTGGTATTGATCCCTATGGATTTGATGTGGCAATAAAGAAGAATAAAACAAAAAATAATTACTCAGATTATAAAGAATGGGGTAATTATTGGTGGTATACTCCATTAAATAAATTGAGACTTTCTACAAAAACAAAAGATATAAATGACATGTCTTTATGGGCAGAGTCTTCTTTCGAAAATGAAAAAACATATTATGAAAATAATGGAGAATATGTTTACAACGTGGGGGAAGATTTTACTGAATTTGATAATTATTCTGGGGCAGTAAGTCCTATTTTCGATAGATTTTCATCATATGAATATGGTGCTTTTTATCCAGTATATGAGGGTAATGATTATTTTAATTCATTAAATAAAGCTGTTGATAATATTAATAATAATTCAAAATATTATATTCCAACAGATTCTAACTTCCGTACACTTTTTGGAAATACTACTGTCGAAATTAATAAAATTACTGATATTAAAAATATTAATCATGCAAGATATGGTTCTTATAACCTGATTGGTTCACATTTACATTATAATGTAAGAAGAAGTTGGTATGATTTTGTCTATCCATCTAAACTTTACTTTGATACTGTCTTAAGTAATATTGCAAATATCAATAATTTAGCGGATAGATTTAATTATATAAAAACAGAAACAATAATTAATAGCAACGATATTATAGCTTTTGGTGGAAATGATTTCACACAAAGTTTACAAAATTCTATAGCCCTTAAAGATACAACTGCGCTTAGAACATTTTTGAATCAAAATGAAATAACAAACTTGCATTTGAACAATCTTTTTGATATTGAGCAAATGAATCAAATTAAAGGATTGACTTCTTCAACCAGTATCTTTACAGATGATATTGAACGATACTTGAGTGGAGATCTCTTCATCTATAGACCAGGATTAGTCACATCTCAAGTATGGTTATATGATGTATTTGGTGAATCAGAATATGGATTAACTTCACCACCAACACTACCACCAGAATATGATTTATTTGATAACAATTTTGCTGCTCAGTTTGTAGTATTTGGTAAATCTTCTGGTTCTAACATCTGTAAGGATTTAGGTTTAAAGTGTTTAAATCCTAAAGGTAAAACAGATAATTCTAATTGTGAACCAGATGATCCATACTGTAATTGCCCATCCAAAAATCTCATACCAAAGGAACAAGAACCATCTTATAAAGAATTGGCAATTGCCTATGAGAATACAAAAGAATGCAAATTAATCACCGATATCCTGGGTCCAGATTATCTCGGTTGTATGCTTTCGGATCCAGAAAATACGGCTTCATGTAATTGCCCAGAGCAAGGTAAATATTATCCAACATTCCTCAATACTCTGAGATCAAATGCAACTTTCTACGTAACTCCACCAAAAACTCCACTGAGAAGACAAGCTCAGATGTCTTTAATAACTGCACAACAGGCGGTAATGACGATATACCCCAATGATGCTCTAAAGATTGGTGATATTATTACAGTAAACAGAGGTTATGGTATAGGTGGTAAAGATAGTGTTAATGGTAAATGGATGGTTACTGGAATCAATAGAGTCTTCAAATCTATTAATGTTGAACTTATGGTTGTAAACCTAGCAAGAGATTCAATAAAAGATCAAATAATATAATATAAATAAAAATATGAAAATATTCAAAAATGTCTATTCTGATATTCCGATGTTTTTCAGTAAAAATAGTTTTACTGGTGATGTAAATTTGAAAAAAGATGGTGCAGCAATCAAAGAATCAATAAAGAATTTGATTCTTACTATAAATTATGAAAGACCTTTTGATGTTGAATTTGGAACTCCAGCTGCAAATGGTTTATTTGAGAATCAGTATGATTTTAGTTTTTATGTAGAAAATGCCATTGCAGCTGTGATAACGAGATATGAACCAAGGGTAGAATTGAATACAATAAATTCTACTTTTAATACTGATAAGACTGTTTCGGTTGATATTCGATATACAATAAGAGAATTTAAATTAGAAGACAGTATGAAGTTAATAGTAGAAAGAGCCAGATAATGCCATCATATCCAAATTTAACACCAGATCTAGGCAAAATAAATTTTAGTGATATCAAAACTAGTATCACTAATTATTTAAAAAATCAAGACTCCTTAAAAGACTTTAATTTTGAAGGGTCTGTAATGCAGACCCTGATTAATACTCTAGCATATAACACATATTATTATGCATTTTATGGAAATATGATTGCAAATGAATCTTTCTTAGATTCAGCTCAAAGAATTGATTCTTTAATTTCATTAACAAAACCTTTAGGATATTTTATTCCCCTAAAAACCTCAGCAAAAGCTGTTGTTAATGTTTCTGGTCTAATATTAGATATACCACAATTTGCATCTTTTAGGGGACTAAATTCTGACGGTATTGTTTATAATTTTTACACAATAAAATCTTATGATGGGACTTCTGGACAAGCCCTTGATGTAGAAATATACGAGGGGAATCTTGTTAAAAACTTAGAAGTAACCAATTTATTTGATAACATAAAACAAAGATTTTTTATAAATGATACAAATCTTGATGCATCAACTATAAAAGTTAGGGTTGCAAGAAATGGTCAAAATGTAACAACATCAGCAACTGAGTGGAGTTTGGTTGATACCTTTGGTTCAATTCCTGTAATAAATCAAGATGTATTTTATCTGGAAAGAGCCAATAATGGTGTTTACGTTACTTTTGGAAAAATAAACAGCCTTGGAAATTCTGTAGATGGAAATGCAGATAAAATCTTTATAGATTATTTAAGTTCTAGCGGTGCGGCTGCAAATGATATATCAGCTTTTTCTTTAACAGAACCAGATATAGCAGGAAATGTTGGTATTGGTTTGGTTCAGAAATCTCAGGGTGGTTTGGATGAGCCAGATATTGATCTGGTTAAATTTGCAGCACCAAAAGCTTTCGGAGCACAAAACAGAGCAGTAACCAAAGACGATATTAAAGCTTTGATCGCTCCATTTTTCCAATCACCAAACGATTTTAATGTTTTTGGTGGTGATGAAATCTTCCCACAGAGATTCGGGAGAGTATTTTTCACTGCTAATTTAAATCCAAATAATGATGAAGATGCTTTAAAAATACAAAATATTTACAATATTTTATTAGATAAATGTGTAGTTACTGTTTTACCAGAATTCACACTACCTAAAAATCTCACCATTTTAAATGATGTTACAATGAGATTTACCACAACAAGATCCACCTCTTCACCAGCATCAGATCAAAATATTAAAAATGGCGTGAAGAATATTTTATTGAATAACTATAATTCCTCTGGTTCATATAATTTTGAATTCAAAGCAACGGATGCTATAACTGATATCCAGGAACAATACCCAGATGTCATAATAGAATCAAATGATTTTAGAATATATTATAGAGAAACTTTTACAAATAATGGTTTGATAACGATTAACCTAGAAAATGAACTTGATATACCATATTTTATAGACTATGACATAACAGGTGAATTTAAAAATAAATCAAATGTCACTGTAAAATTAGTGGCTTATTACACACCAGCCCAAAATAAATTTGCGTTCTTTAATTTAAAAACACTAAAGAAAAATTCTGATGGTACTTTTAGCCCATCAACTGAAGTCTTGGGTAGAATTAATGTTAAAAAAGGAATTATAGAAATTTACGATAAACGTCTATCTGGAACTTCAGTTTCAGTAGAAATTGATTTTAAAAATAGTTATTTTAAGTCAACAACAAACAGTTTAGTATCTTTTATAACAAATTCAGTAGAAATTAACTAATGATATCCGGTTTCAGTAACAATGCCATAAAAAATATAAATCATACCCTTGATGGGTTTTTGAATACTATTTTATCGGACTATGATGAAAAATTTCCACAAAATGTTCAAGAATCAATAACGCAGAGAGCAACATCAGGTACTGAAATTGATATAGACTCAATTACAGGAACTTCATGCACTACTAATTTTGATATAAGTAGATTGATTCCTACGTGGGTCGTTCGTGAAAAAAATGCTCTAGAAGCTTCTGGTGAAACTAATGTTATTTCTGTATTTGATTTCTTACAGAAATATTATGATTGGCTTTATTGTGATGCTGAGGATGGAGCACAATATTCTTTATCAAATAGTCTTTTGGATGTTATTGATGTTCAAAAAACAAGAGAAGAATTCTTAAAAAGAATTTATTCTGTATATTTTAATTCATTTCCATATGATGATGTTAAAAATAATCAAAATATAGTTTTTGATTTACAAAATGCTAGAGATTTTATAGTTAATATAAGAACTTCTTTACATAAAAGAAAAACAAATAAAGAAGCAATTCGTTATTTCTTCAATAGACTATTTTCTATATCAGAAGAAGATATAGAAATATATTTTCCTAAAAAAGATATTTTACGTCTTAATGGTGGTATGTTTTCAAATAATCAGTTTGCATTTATATCAGCAACTGGGGATTATGAAAAAACTAATACATTGGGATCTGGTTTAAATATATCAAGATTTCAAGATAATGATTGGTTTCATGATTGGTCTTATCTAATATTCTTGGGTCATACACAAGATACAAAAGATTTAAAAGATGCATATGTTCAATCATTACATCCAGCTGGATTAAGACTAGTTTTTGGTAAGCAAATATCAGATTATCAAGGACCGGGTATTCCTGATGAAGCTTCCAGAGTTTGTGAATATCCATTACTTAAAAATTATGCTCCTTATCAAATGGGTTCTACATATCCATTTATAGGAAATGCTTTTGGTTTTAGTTTATTTGGAATTTCTGGTTGTTCTGGATGTCTTGGTACATTTACAACACCAACAGCAACATTAGGGTTTACTGGACCAACTCATGTTATGCCTACATGGTATGGATTAAATCAACCATTTTTTGACATAAATATTTTAAGTTTCATTTATATGTGTTATGACTCTGGTGTGACTAGTCCAAACGAATTTAAGACTTGCGAGAATTGCTAATGGCAAATAAATCAACTATTTTAAAGAACTATTTGCAAGATATTGGTACTAAAAATCAATTATTTTTTATGTTTGGTAAAACACCAAATACGATAGCCAGTAATACAGATGAAACTGCTATTGATGTATGGAAAAATTCAGATCTTTCTTTTAAGGTAGCAAGAAAAGACTCTATAGCAGTTATTTCAAAGATAGAATGGTCTTCTGGTAATGTCTATAATACTTGGTCAACAAAAACTGTGAATACAGGATCTTATTATGCATGGAATAAAGTAAATGGTATAGTTTATCTTTGTATTTCAAATAATGGATTAAATAGAAAAGATTTATCTTTAAGTAACGCATCAACTCAAATACCAAGCCATTCTTATGGTTTGGCTTCTTATTCGGATGGATATACCTGGCTTCCTTTATATAAAATAACAGCAGATCTATTAAGATTTGTCACTTCTTCATGGATGCCAGTTATTTCTTTTGATGATTACAGATTAAATGAAACTTCAAGATATACACAAGCACAAAAATTTTGTACAAATGATCAATCAGCAAAAGGAAACTGTGCTGTTTATTTCAAGAAAACTACACAAATACCATCAACATCCACAACATTTAGCACCAATAATAAAGGTACTAAGTATACAACAATTTCTGATTTAGACTGTAGTCTTTGCTATTATCTTTACGAAGGAAGCGATTCTTTCGTTACTTATTTTTCAACAGGTACTCCACCAATAACTTTATCAATAAAGGATAGATTCGATGAAGTTTCAGAATTAGTTGAAAATAAAACAATATCCCCATCATCTGCATATTATGCACTATATCAAATAGCAAATAATGGTTTAGATGATGGTGCTTTAGTTTCTGCTTTAATTGATCTAAGTAATTTTAATGAAGAAGACTTAGTAGTAACTGAAGCAAATCCATTAATTACTACATCAAGTGGTACTGGTACTGGTGCGTCATTGAGATTTACAACCTATGTAAATATTGATGGTGAGTATATCATAAATGGTGTTGAGATTTTAAATACTGGTTCTGGTTATAGAGACTTAACGCTTTCGATTAGCAGCTCCAAGTTTGTTTATCTTAATTCTATTGAAATTGACTCTTTATTACAATCTATTGAGCTAAATTTAGATACAATAGATGGTTTAAATTTCGACCCAGTTTCGGCTCTAGGTGCTGAGAATATCATGTTTGATATTAGACTTGAAACAAATTCTATGGTTCAGGATGGAGTAGTTATTCCAGATGAAATTAATTTTTATGGATTAGTTGAAAATCCTATAGAAAATATTGGTTCTGGACTCGAAATTATTGCTGGATCTCAATATGGTAAAGATTTATCCTATACTGAACCAACCACAACAAAAGTTGAGTTGTTATCCGGTACACCCCCGAAAAACTATGGTAGAACATCAATAACAACAACAACTGGTAAAACTATAACTGATGCTAGTATTATTAATCTGAGTAGCAGTGGTGGTTTTACAAGAGCTGATTTAGCTGGTATTAATTATGATGACGCACAAACTTTACAGACATTAACTATAGATTCTGTTGTTTATACTGTTAAACAAATTATAGATTACCCAGTATTGAAGCAGTATACAGGAAAGGTAGCACAAAGTAAAAAATTGGCTTCTCCTTTAATTCTTGGTAATGCTGATAATGATAATCAAAATACTAAAATATTTCGTATAAATATCGTAAAAGGATTTTAAATGGCATTAGCACCTTTTGGTGATCAATTCCCACTCGCAGATGATTCTGGTGTTTACAACTCCAGAATTTCTGAATTTCTTTCAAGACCAGTAAACTATGTTTTTACTGGTTATAAGCCAGGTTATGCTTTACAGGCTTCCGAGCTTAATGAATTACAAGAACAATTCTTTCTTCAACAAACTTTGTCAAATAGATGTATTTTTAATTGGTTG